AACCTGGAGCGGCGCTTTAAAGGCGAATAGCAATTTAGGTTATCCCCAAACTGTATAAGGGATAACTAAAATGGCTAACATTGAAGAAGCATTGGTAGCTACCCTCTGGGATCAGTCGGATGAAGTTGCCGATCTTGTGTTGCATCACAATCCGGTTACATCTGTACTTGACGAGAAGGGTCGCGTAAAAAAAGTAGAAGGTGGATACGAACTCCGTAAGCCTGTCATGTATAATGATGCTACGGTGGGCGGATTTTACCAAGGATACCAGTCATTTGACTTGGCATCTATTGATGACCTAACAGCGTTTCGATTTCAGATCAAGCAGTGCTATGAGCCTGTTGCTATGAACGGACGTGAGCGACGTGCTAACCGAGGAGAGGCCAAAATGTTGGATCTCGCCGAGGAGAAGATGGACGCAGCAATTAAGCGTTTGAAGAATACCGTTTCTACCTCTCTTCGTGGAGACGGAACAGGCTTCGGCGGTCTTGAGTTTGACGGTATCAAGAAGACAGTTTCGACTTCGCCTTCATCTGGTACATACGGTGGAATTGACCGTGTTAACAACTCATGGGCGCGTAACTACGCTACGAACGTAACGCTTACAGCGTCAAACGTACAGGAGACTATCACCGATGTAATCAGCCGCCTAACCCGTGGTAGTGAGGCACCGGATCTTGGTCTTATGGATCGTACAGCATGGAAGTTCCTTCATAGCTCGCTAACGGCAATTCAGCGTATTCAGCTTCCTACAAAGAAGGCTGTAGCTGGTTTCCGTACACTTGCTTATGACGGCGTAGACTTCGTGTTTGACGGTGGTTATGGGTCAAGCGTTCTTGAGACTAATTCGTGTCGTCTGCTTAACACAGACTACTTTACGTTTGATCTCATCCGTGGCGCTGACTTCAAGCCTCTAGCACCAACAATGGATCGTCCGATTGATCAGGATGCTTTCTTCACGGTTATTATCGTTGAAGGGAACCTCTGCTGTTCAGCTCCGGCTCTCCAGGGTGTTATTTACGCTTAATAAGGAGGGATAGAGTATGTCACAGGTAGGATCATTTGGAGTTAATTTTAAGAAAACCTTTACAGGCACAGAGTCGCCGGTTCCGGCTACTTTGATGACTGTTGGTTCGCTGCCAGAAGGTGAGTTTGTATTCGTACAGGCTGACGGAGCTATTGACCAGTACGGTTTCGTTAAAATCGAAGCTGATGGCCAGGCTGCTATGCTTACGACTACAAACGCTGGTTCTCAGGGGCTTCTTGTCGGCGTAGCTCAGGTAGCTGCTGCTGATAACGAGTACCTTTGGGTATGGGTTGGCGGTCTAAACGGCGGTGGAGCTGGTAAGGGAATTCGAGGCAAACTAGCAGCTTCATACGTTGCTAAGGCTAACCTGTTTACCACTGCAACTGCTGGCGTGGCTGATGACGCTTCAACAACTAAGATTTCTTATGTTGTTGGACTTACAACTAACACGGGAGCAGCAGCAGTTGAGTTGTTCTCTGTTGGACATCTGAAGGTAAACTAACCTAATAGGGGGGTAGCAATACCCCCCTAATTTATGAGGATTTATGCCATTACTAACTGATTTAATTGGTTTGGGTATGCCTCCTGAACATGCAAGCGTTTTATCTGGCTTTACCGTTTCTTCTGCTCCGAGTCTAACTTCGAGCGGAACACTAACGGCAGCAGGTACTAACCTTGCTACGGCATTGGCGCTAACATCATTTTTGAATTTCGTAGGAACTACAGGTGCAGGTACAGGAGTTAAACTTCCTGATGCGCCAATAGGAACTATTGTAGTAGTTCAAAACAATGGTGCTAACGCTCTTAACGTATTTCCGCACGATGCCACAGGTACACTTAACGGTGGAACTGCTGGCGCTGCGGTAACTTGCGCTGCTGCCGCTGGTAACATTTGCATTCGCCGGTCTGCTACAGATTGGATGGTGTATGTTGTTGCTAAGGAAGCATAACTAGCGGGGGGAGCAATCCCCCCTATTTTTTAGGTGATTTATGCCAGATTTTACCCCAACCAACCCAGGCGCATTATTCCCAGCTTCAAAACTAACCGCAGTTACGCCAAGCAATTCTACCGTATTAACTGGCGTTAGGGCCGTATGGGTAGGCGGTGCGGGAGACATAGCAATTATGGCAGTAGATGATTCGGCTGCTGTAACTTTTACTGTTCCATCGGGAACTATGCTTCCCGTGTTTGCTAAGCGAATTATGGCAACAGGAACCAGTGCCACTAACATTGTAGCTTTGTATTAGGGACTATATGGGAATTAGTATAAGCGTTACGCCAGTACTACCGCCGCCGGTACAGCATCCAGAACCGATACCAGTACCGCCGGAATAAAGGTGCTAAATATAGGATTGTAGTGTTATAAGTTGCTTATAACCTTAATCCTATAAGGAGATAATTTATGCCGCAAATCGATTGGAATAGTATAATAAATGGGGCATCTCAGCCCAAAAAGCGCTACGCAGGAGCTAATGTTCGCTTTTTTTATGCTTACAATGAAAACGAAGAAAAATCCCTAAGAGAAGGGCGTCCGATATTTGATGAAATACCTTCAATTAGTATTCAGTGGCCTGGTGGGGATGAGACTGTTAGGCGTATAGAGCAGCAAGATATTAACGAATACCCTGAGCTTTACGCTAGATTTAAAGCTGGTTCTGAGCCAGTAACAGAGGGTACTCCATTGGCAGAATGGCCAATGATGACCGGCTCCGCTATGCGAGAGCTTCAATACCTTGGATTTAAGACGGTAGAGCAGCTTGCTAATGCTTCTGATGAGGCTAAACGCAAGCTAGGTACTTTGTCTAGGTTCGCTAAGTTGGCTAAGGAATGGCTGGATGCTGCCAATTCTAGCCAAAACGAGGTAGCTAAATTAAAGCACCTTCTTGAGCGCGAACAGGAGAGGACAGCAAAACTAGAACATAAAGTAGAGCTACTTCTTCAGCGTGTCGAAGCCAATGAAGGCACAGACTTGCGCTCAGAACGAAAGGAGGTGATCCCGTTCACCGAGGCCGAAGGGGAGGATAGTTTTACCGACGATGAGCCTAAAAGAAGGGGGCGACCTAGAAAGGTATGAGCATAGCCACGGTTATACAGAACGTAGCTGATGAAGCAGGGTACACTGTAGAATCTAACATTTTTACTTCTACAGAAACGACAACTAAGCAACTGCTTGCTATAGCTCAACGTATTAACCGTGACATATTTGAAGCGTATCCGTGGCCTAAATGTTACGCTTCAGGCTCAATAACGCTGGTAGCAGGTCAGGCCACTTATGCCCTACCAGCAGCTTTTAGCCATTATCAATACGACACTTTTTGGAATCAGAGCACTAGATGGCGAGTTATTGGGCCTATCTCCGAGCAGGATTGGGCACAGATTCAAGGCTACGGTCTAATGCCAACAATATACCAGCGGTTTCAGATCCGAGGTATGTCCAATAACGAGTTGCTAATTAACCCTACTCCTACAGCAGCTAATGCCGGTCAAATTCTTATATTTGAGTATATAGCTGATAGAAGCGTAAAGCCGGTTAATTGGACCGCCTCTACGTCTTTTGCAGCTAATGCCTATTGTTTTAATAACGGCAACTACTACCAGACGACCGCTGGAGGCACTACAGGGGCCACAGCACCAACGCATACAAGCGGAAGTGTGTCAGATGGTGGCGTAACATGGGCGTATTACAACGGGCCCTATAGCTCGTTTTTAGCCAATACAGATACCAGCATTTTTAACGACAAGTTGGTAGAGCAAGGGATTTTAGAAAGGTTTGCGCAGATACATGGTTTAGAAGGGGTTAGGCCATTATTTGACCAGCAGTTGCATGAAGAATTCAGCCGCACTAAGGCAGGGCAAGTTATTTATGCTGCTGGTGAATACAGGCCGTTACAATTTGCAAGAAGTGGAGTAGCAGCGTTTGGGACGTGGATATAATGCAAGAGCCAGATATTGTTAAAAGAGATGCGCAAGCATATTACCAGTGGTTACGCTCTCAGCGTATTCCAGGCGCACAAGCCTATCAAATGGTAATTCAGCGATTTGGTGAGCCAAAAAGCCAAGGTGATTTAGCAGCAGAACGACAAAAAGCAGCAGAAAATGCTGGTTTAGCTCAAGCAGGTGGCGCGGTAGCTGGAACTCTAGGTACTGCGTATTTGTATAATCAACTTACTACACCTTCAACGCCGCAAACTCCACCGACGACGCAACCACAGCTACCGGATGGTGGAAGTTTAACTATAAATCGGCCAGTACCACCGCCAACTGCAACTGTAGATGGTTCCGGCGCGACTGTTGATTTAGGCGGAGCAACACCTAAAGTAATTAGCTCCAAAGGTGGCATGTCTACCGTTCAAACGCCTACTGGAGTGCAAAACGTACCCACAGAATCATTAAACGATCCAAGTTTTTGGAACGCTGTAGATTGGACTCAAGTAGCTCAAGGCGGTTTAGCCTTGGCTCAAATGTATGGCGCTTATAAATCATATCAAAGCGGCGATAAGATGGGTGCAGGAATTACCGG